TTGACGAACAACAGGTCGTCTTTGGGGTAGTGTTCTTGCATTCCGGATGCGGAAAACAAAAGACTAATTCGGTTGTCTCCCCGTTCCCGGAAGTACTTGGCAAGATCGTACAGCGACTCAACTCGATGAGGTCGCATCTGGTAGGCTTTGAGCAATTCCCAGAGGAATCCCGCTTGATCACCGACGTTCGATAGGCAGTGTGCATAATGTAATTGAGCATTCCACACCTCCTCTTCGAACCCGCCAAGCGTGGTGCGGATCTTGTAGTGCTCCGCGGCCTTGGTCCAGCTTTTGTTGTCGAAGTACGATTGGCCCAGATAGAAGTGATACCGCTGGATCAGCCCCTCGTTGGTTTCGGTTTCGAGGGCCTTTTTGAGAAGATCGATATCACGTTGGAATTTTTCGGGTCGATTGGCTCCATCTGCATGATCGACAAACTCTGCACCGTCCAGGACGCCAGCTGTCGCCACATCGAGATATTCATGCGTTGGGCCAAGGTATTGGCCCGTAGCGCGGCGGCTAACCACTCTTCGATTGAAGTATCCGACACTTCCGGCGGTTTGCTTGATGTCATAGGAGAGCCCTTTCGCACCATTCAGCCAATCGAGCTTGTGGACTTTAAACTCCATGTCAGCATCGCAGAGCAGGGCATAGTCCCACTTCAGCCGGCTTTGCCGGGCCTTCTCAAGGGCGACGTTACGCGCCTGCGAGAAATTCTCGAACGGCGCGTGGTAGATCTCGACCGGTAGCTTCGCCTTGGCGAACAGCTCCGCTATGATCTCGAACGTGCGGTCGGTGGAGCCGGTATCAACGATCACAGCTCCATCGATGTGCGGCAGCAGGCTCTGCACGCAGCGGTCTATGATCGCCGCTTCGTTTTTGACGATGGCGTTCCATACCAGCCTCATACAGGCTACTTGTGCTTGACGATGGCGTCGATAATTTCGGCCTTGGTCCAGCTCGCGCTTACCTCGGCACCGACCCTGTCCGCCTCTTCCAGCAGCTCTTCCTTGGTCATTTCGTTGAGCTGTGCCCTGTTCAGTCGCGACGTCGTCGCAGTGCCAGTCACACCGGTCACACCGGTCACGCCGGGATACTCTCCAAGCCGCTCCGCCGGGACTTCCTGGACGTCCATGATCTCAATGGTCTCGCCTTCGCTCGCTCTGGCCAGACACTGCTCAATGGCTTCTTCGCGCGTCGTGGCCGTAACAGCCCCATCGACAATCGGGCCGGTCTTGCGGGATCTGACAATGAAAGTCAGCATGGGCATGCTGGTCGGTCCGGCAGTCGGTCCGGTCGCTCCAGTTATGCCAGTAGGTCCAGTCGTCATGGTCGTCTCCTCCGGTTAAAACTTATCCTGGTCCGCCACCGATTGGAGGCGGTCTTCCCCCCGGACCGGGGGGTTGTTGCTGGTTGCCAACCACGTTGGCCGCCATCGCCGGCGCGTTGTTCATCGGCGTCGGCTGGTTGCCGCGGGCCTGATTGGCGGCCTGCGCCTGATTGGGCGGCATGCCGCCCGGAGGCGGTCCCATCCCCGGCGGTCCGCCGGGAGGCGACCCCATTCCCGGGGCTTGGCCGGGAGGCGGACCCATGCCGGGAGGCGGACCCATGCCGGGAGGTCCACCGGGTGCTCCACCGGGAGGTCCACCCATGCCGGCCATCGCCTGCTGGGCGATGCCTGCCTGAGTCAGCTCCGCGGTGATCTTGTTGATGCCCTGCTGGACGCCGGTCTGGATCCCCTGCTCGACCCGCTGCTGGATCGCTTGCTGGTTCTTCAGCTCCTCCTGCGCCTTCTGCTTCTTCTCCAGCTCCTCGTCGGACGGCACCACCTTGTCGCCATCGAGCCCTATGGTCTGAGAGACGGAACGAAGCACAGCGCCACGTCCCATGTTGCCCATGATGCCCATATCAATCGGGTTGTTGGTGTGCTGCAGGAACTCCAGCTGGCGCTGCCGCTGGGTCTCGCGCTGCACAGCCACCGAGACACCCTGGACATAGATGTCCTCCTCGCCGGTCAGGATGCCGGTGGTATCTGACAAAAGGACAAGGTCGGCCAGCTGCTGCAGGGCCAGTTCGAACACATCGCGGTCCACATTAGCGGCCACCGTCTGCAGGATCTTGGAGGCGTTGCCCATCAACATGGCCAAGCCAGAAGCAGTTCTGCCAGCCCCGCCGCCCCCCTGCCCGCCAATATACTTCGGAATTGCCGAGACATCGTCGCTCAAGTCCACAAAGGCCTTGAAGACCGCGATCAGCTCCTGGGCGTTGCTCTGGGGCTGGAAAAACTCCACCGGAGCCTTGGAGTTGTCGCCGACCGGGTCGTTCCTGACATGCCACCGCTTCCAGGGGTAGAGATCGTCCGTGTTGTCCTCCGCCAGTACACGGTCGTCGTTGACGACACATTGCGGCCCGGAAGCTATCGAGACGTTGTTGACCAGCGAGCGCAGGGTCGCATTCGCCACGTCCTGCAGATCGGCGATCAGGTCGCTCAGGCCATTGCCCAGCGGTGTCCCCGGTACTTTCTCGAATGAGGTGATGAAATAGGGGTGCCGCGCACGCGGTGAAGGCGACAGTTGCGCCTTGATGATATGAGAGCCAATACACCATGCATCGATCCGGTAATCCCGAAGCTCGTCAGTGGCTCCGGGCATTCCATATTCCTGGAGTATCCGCCCTTGAACGTTACCATGAAATTCCATCTGGGTGATAAGACCACTACGATTCCAGGCCGGGTTCTCTCTGGACTCCAGCACGGCACGTTCAGCGTCCGTAGTGTCCCAGCTGTCGTACAGGCCTCCCCGTCCGTATTCATCGAGAACGGCACGGACCTCGTCCTGATCGAACCCTGGGAGATCGAGGCAGTCATTGAGTTCAGCCCGGGTGAGCCGTGATTTCTCGATCACGCTGGCATTCTCGATGTCGGACACGCCCGGGGTCCACCACAGGTCGAAGGGCGACACCCTTGACCACACCATGTTGGGAACCTGCTGGATGGTCGGCTGGCCGCCCCCCGGCGGCCACTTGATCTCCGGCATGATCTTGACGGTCGGGCCCTTGATGCAGGCGAACGGGAAGATCGGCAGATCGACCAGGAATTCAGCCAGCGCGTGGTAGAACCCGCCGGTGCGCAGGAACTCCTCGATCCGGTCCTCGGAGATCTGGGCCTGCTGCCGGGCCTTCTTGCGCGCGGCCTCCTGGGCCGAAGACATCAGGGACTGCCGGCGCTTCTCGACATCCTCCGGCGAAGCCGGCTGGCCGGTGGTCTGCTGGACCATCTGGGCCTCGGACTGCATCAGGCCGTCGATCTTCTGGATGATATCGTCGGGGATGTCGGGGTCCGCCGGCGGGCGGATCGACCATGGCCGGTCCGGGCCGAGATAGATGTCGCGCAGAAGGGAGGACGCCGCCCGGCACTTCTGCGCGGTTAGCCGGGCGTAGATCTGGCTACCGCCGAACTTGGTGACCTCCTGCATCTTGGTGGGGGAGTATTGGCCGTTGAAGGTCCGCAGGCACTCAAGCAACCGGTTCGACCAGCCCGAAGCTGTGTTACGATGGTTGCGCATCATCTCGAACTGCGCTCGAATATACCCGGACAGCTCAGGTGGCGCAGTTACGTTGGAGGAAGGGGCCATCTGGGCCGACTTCTCCATCTCGCGCTGGCGAAGCATGGCCTCGTAGGCCGCGGGAGGGACCACGTTCATGACCCCTTGCTGGCCGAGCGGCGAACCCCCGTTAAGGCCGGGAGGAGGGCCGCCGGAGCCGGCAGGGGGATATGCGCCAGGTATTGCCATGCTGCCCACCAGACCAGAGAACTCTTAAGAAAGCCTTAAGCCATGCTGATAGAAATGGACGAAATCACCCTCGCCAAGCTGGCCCGCGAAATGGTCATGAACATCCGCCCCTATACCCTGGTGTTTACGGACTATGGCATTTCGGAAGAAGATTACTACGAAATTTGCAAAAACGAGTTCTACGCCAAGGCCAAGGAGCAGTTCGCGCTGGAGTGGAATGCCACCATCTCGACCGCCGACCGGCTCAAATTCCAGTCCCAGGCCGGCCTCGAACAGCTGCTGCCCAGCCTGATTCGCCGGGCGATGTCGGCACAGGAACACCTCAACGATGCCACCGACGTCGCCAAGATGCTGGCCAAGAACGCCGGGATCGGCGAGATGCGCCCCGG